CCGCCGTGGCGGATGATCGAGTCGACGGCGAGTTCGTCCTCGCGTGGATCGATCCACGCGCCGCGCAAGCCTCGCTCGTACTCGAGGACCGGGTCGAAGTCACTCATCGCGGCGTATCCCGAACGACCATGAGAGCGCTTGGCACGCCGCAATCAGTTTCGCCCGGGAGTCCGCCGTGACCGGCTTCGACTCCGGCCCGTTCGCGTTGACGAACACGAGGTCGATCGCCTTGTCGAGGCCGGGGTACTTGCCGACGTTCTGCTTGTCGATCGATAGCCGCAGGGAGTTCGCATGGAACGCCGCGAACTGGTCGGTCGTGCCGATGATCGGCCGATCGCGCTGGCCGTCACGCAGGAGCACGTAACTCATCGCGTCGTAGAGTTGCGCGAGGTATAGGCGGTCTGCCGGCATCATCTGCGGCAGGATCGGAACCAGCGGCTCCGCCCACTTGAGCAGAGCGGCCTCCGGCTTCGTCACGGCAGAGTCAGGCACGTCCGCAGGCGGCCACGCGAGGTCGAGGACGGAGCCTTTCCAAGCAAAGAACAGGATCACGACGGCCACGACGAGCCTCATCGGGATGGCGAGTTTCATTTGTCTGATCCGTCGACAAGGCCGAGGGTGAGGACGTCGATGGCCTTCTTGCGGTCGTCGTCGAGCGTGCCGGTCGCCCGCAGCCGCAGCCGCACGTTCGCAAGGGCGACGATCGCCTCCTTGTAGGAAGGCCCGACGAGCGCCGGCGGAGCGTGGTCGCCGTCATCCGACCCGATCCACCCGACGACGGTCTCGAAGACCGAGACGATCTGCGGCCAGAGCGCCACGGCCACCGCAATCGCCACGGCGATGTACTGCATCGTCGTCATTCGACCCCTCCGGCGATCTTCGCGTAGGCCCACTCGAAGGCTTCCTTGCCTTCCTTGGTCCGCAGGACCGCCTCGACGTGCCGGAGCGTCTCGTCGTCGAGCGACGTCGTGCTCTTGCCGGCGGCCCACTGGAGCGTCTTCACGATCGCCACGGCCTGCTCGTGCGGCGACTTGGCACTGCCGATGACCTGAAGTTGCGCAAGAAGCGGCGCCCACTCCGCAAGCAGTTTCAGCCTGTCAAGCAGTGGAAACCCGGCACCGTAGATTTCCTCTTCATTTCCCCCCATCGCGAGCCTCCCTTGCTCCGTACAGAAACCGGATATACGCGGGTGAAAGCGTCCGCGGCGTGCTGGTTAGCGCGCCCCAATGAACGGGCGGCGGGTCAGAGACCTTCGCCATGAGCGGAGGCGAGTCATCGCCACCCCTTGCAACGAAGTCCCGCTCGTCAAGTTGTTCATCCGGCTGCGCCATGCGTCGCGTAGTTCATGAGGTCATAGCAGTCATTGAAGACGCATTCCCCGATGTCACGCAGTTCACGCCGCGGGGCCGGGGTATCGAACTTCCACGTCTCCTGCTCCACGACGTTCGGGCCGATGGTCAGCACGAGCGTCGCGGATTTCTGCGTCAGCAGCAGGCGCACCTCGGTCACTGTTGTCGCCTCCTGTGGTCTACTCCAGTCTACCACGCGGGGGGCCGACCAGCCGTGACTCCCGCTCATCGGGAGTCCAGCCAGCACGAATCTTCGCACACGCCGCACGGATCGTTTTCTCGTCCGGCTCGTACAGGTCGACCTCCGGCCGCTCGCCCAGACCCATCGACACGGCGAGGGCATCGATCTCGGCAGGCGCCATCACCAACTCATCGGCGATCTCCTCGATCGTCGAGTCGCCCGACCAGAGCATGCGCAGTCGCCTTTTGAGATTGGCCGCTGCCTTCGAGGCCGCCAACTCCTCCGGCGTCATCCTGCGTCGTGGTGATCCGACCATGCTCACAGTGCCACATAGCGGCATCCGGGGTTCAGGTACATCTGGTAGCCCGCCTCACGCATCGCACGATGGTGGGCGACGTGCTCGCAGTCCCCGCCGACGTACCCGCCTCGCAGGAACGCCTCGGTCCAGTACACAGCGAGGCCGCCAAATGCCGAGTACAGCGGGATCGGATGCGACCCCACGGGCGGCAGGAGCCAGTGGAACCACTCCATGCCGACCTCCTCGCGGCGGTCGCGCCAATCGTTAAGCCGGGCCGCCCATGCGTCGTAGCCCAAGACCTTCGCGACGCCGCGGCCGTGCTGGTGCCGCATGACCGAGTAGGACGCCATGCCGCCTGCCTGAAGGGCGTCGTGCCGGCTCGAGAGCCGCCCCAGCCACCCGATTGAGTTGAACACGCCGTCGACACTGAACCCGCCGGCCGGGTCGCAGTCGAGCACGATCGTCCACGCCGTCTTCGGCGCCTCGTCGCGGACGTACCGCAGGCACTCGTTGCGGCAGTAGGCAAGGCGGTTCGTGCGATCGTCCCCGAACCCGCGGATGTCCTCGCCACCCAGCGTCTCGTGGTCGACAACCACGCCGAACGTCTCCCGGGCATATTCGTCGAGCAGTTGGGCCGTGCCGTCGCGAGAGTCGTTCTCGAACACGTAGACGCTCGAGTCGTTGAACCCCTTCCGCATCTCCTCGACCAAGCACAGCGTGTTCGCAAGCGCCGGCCGGGCGTTCCTCGCGATCATCACGATCGCCGCGTCGAGTTCCTTCGCCGCCCCGCGGCCGATGGCGACTGCGGTGCGGTAGGACTCCTCATAGACCGGGTCCACCGGCCAGAAGTCCTCCGGCCGGATCAGTTGTTTTGAAAAGTCCATAGTTCGATCGGTTGGTTGATCATCAGTCGCGGATCGCACCATATCTCACCTCCCAGTTGTCGTATTCGGTCGCATAGCCCGACGAATCCCTCGTTCTCCATCCGGGCGCCGCACCGCAGGTACTCACCCTTGATCAGCGCGACGCTCCCCACCGTGCCGAGCCGGAACGGCTCCGTCGAATAGCACGGCGAGTACGGAGGCACCGAAGTGAACCGTGTTCCTTCGTGCCGATACCCCCATGTGTCGTAGAAGAACGGCAGCGGCGCCGGGCCTCCGCCCAAGTGCAACTGGAGGTGCTCGCCGAGCCGTAGCGCTCCTTCGCACAAGTCGAGCGAGCGATCCATGCCGACGCTCGCGAGACACGGCCACCCGCCGGCGACGGCCCGCTTCTCGTCGCCATCGAGGACGTCGGCCAGCCGCTGCACCACGTCCGGCGGCGAGATCAGGTCGCTCTCGTGGATGAGCACACGCCCGGCCCCGTGCATGAGCGCGGCGTTGATCGCGACGTCTCCCACGAGCGAGCAGGCGAGCAGGCGGTCGGCCGGTTTGTCCCACGGCTCGACGATCAGGATCACCGGCACCGGCGAATGCTCGATCACGTACCGCAGCATCTTCTCGGTCGCGTCGTTCGTCGGCCGGACGACCCATACCCAACCGGACACGCCGGCCTTGTCCAAGAGGTGGCTTGTCCGCCGGACGAGATGCTTCCCGACGTCGCCCATCCACGCGGAGATGCCGATGGTCGTCATGCCGAGCACCTCTCGAGCACCTCGCACACGGTCTTCACGTCGTCCCTCGTGAGGCCGCAGTGCGTCGGCAGGACGATGCCCTCATCGTGGAGCCGGTGCGCCGCGCACCCGCCCACGGTGCGGAACGAGCGCATGTGGCGATGCGTGTTCATCGGCGGGAACGCCGGCCGCGTCTCGACGCCGGCCTGCGCCATCCGGCGGATCACGGCGGAAGCAGGCATCCCGCTCTTCCGCACCGCGTAGGCCCAGTACCCGCTCGTGTCGTTCGGGTGCGTCGCCTGCGGCACGAAGCCTGCCGGCAGGAACTCGCCGTACCAGCGGAAAAGCATCCGGCGGTGCGTCAGGAACGAGTCCAGTTTCTTGAGTTGCTCAACCAGCACGGCGGCCTGCAACTCCGTCATCCGGTAGTTCGTGCCGGCCGCGTCATGCACGTACCGCTCGCGCGTCTGGGCCTGCCCGGCCATGTGCCGGACACGCTCCCCGTGCAGCGGATCGCGCCAGCCGACCGCACCGCCCTCGCCGCAGGTGACTGTCTTCGAGCCATAGAACGAGTACGTCGTCAGGTCGGAGACGGCGGGCACGCCGGAACGGAGCGCCCCCAGACCCTCGGCGTTGTCCTCGATGAGCACGATGCGCCGCCCCGTCGCAAGGTAATGGTCGTGCCGCCACTGCTCGAGCGACGGCGGCGGCGTGCCGTAGAGGTTGACCGTGATGACCGCCTTCGTCCTCGGCGTCACGGCGCCTGTCAGAAACCCCGGCTCGATCGTCCACATTCGGTCGTCGATGCCGACGAACACGGGCTTCGCACCGCAGTACAGGACCGCGTTGGCCGTCGCCACGAAACTGGTCGCCGGCACGATCACCTCGTCGCCACGGCCCACGCCGGCCGCGAGGAGGGCTAGGTGCAGGGCGGCCGTCCCGCTCGACACGACGTGGCACGGCTGGCCGGTGATGGCTTCCATCGCGGCGTCGGCGGCATCGCACACCGGGCCGCGTGTCAGCCGGCCGGACGCCAGCACCAAGGCCACGGCGGCGGCCTCCTCCTGCCCGACGATGGCGGCGCCGAAGGAGATCACTGGAGGCTCTCCAGAAAGTGCCGGGCGTCAGCCGCGCTCGTGACCGTCGTCACGGCGCACCCGTAGGAGGCCAGTTCACGCTGGCGGTGCAGTTGCACGCGGGTCGGATCACAACCGGGTCGCTTGACCTCGATCCACGCGGCACGACCGTCCTTGATCGCGAGAACGTCAGGCAGGCCGACAACGGTTCCATATGAGCCTCCGTGAGTCTTCATGACCCACCAGCCCAGAGACCGCGCCTGCGCCATGACCTTGGCGACGATCGTCCTCTCCAGAGGCTCGCGCCGCATGGCCTGATTGTATCTGTCTGCCGCATTGTGCGCCTAGTGGAATCTGTGCGTTTTCACGACGACCGGGCGGATGCCGCCCCGGGACTGCCGCTTCTTCTTCGACCACCGCTCCTGTGCCGCCTCCGCCCCAGCCGCGATCTCATCCTCCGACGGGTCCGGCTGCCGCGACCAGACCGCCATGCGCCGCGGCGGCAGGCCGAGAGCCTTGGCACGCCGTGTCACCGTCGCCGCCGATACGCCCAGTGTTTTCGCCAACTCCATATTCGAGCACGTCGCCCAGAGCCGCCGCAGAACCAACTCGTCGATCAACGCAGTCTCCCGAGGGTGTAGACGGGAAAGTGATACGGCAGCGGCCGGACACGTCCGATCGAACGGAGGACGAACATCTCATCCGTCCACGTCGCCTGAACCTTCGCCACGCGGTGCTGCACCTCCTCCGGCTCGAGTTCCGGCTCAGGGTCTCTGTTCCGCTTCCCCTTGCCGGGGTTGTGCCACGGCTTCCTCGACGACCGCCGCGGAAGCCGAAGATCGTGCTTGATGCGATCGAGCACGTAGGCCGACACGCCGAGCGCGGTGCAGATGTCCTCGTTGAGCGCGTCTGTCCCCCAGATCGCCAGCAGTTTCTCGTAGTCGACGACCGCCAGCGGGACGCGGCGGATTCGCGGTTGCTTCACCGGCCGCCCCACAACTCAAGTATCCGCAGGCTCAGGCGGGCGATCTTCTTTTCCGTCTCGTGCGACTCGTGCCGCAACTTCTCGACTTCAGCCGACAAGAGCGTGTTCGTGTCCTCGAGTCGGTGGCACTTGGCTTGCAGCCGGCGGATGGCCTTGTTCGCGCTCGCGGCCCCCGCCGTGGCCCGGTGCCACTGCAACTCGTAGTGCCGGCAGAGCGAGAGGAGCCGCTGGATTTCGGCGTGCAAGTCGATCATTCGATGTCCACTCCGACCTCGTTGGCGATCGTGAACAACTCCTGCCTGACCTCGTCGTATACCTCGACGCCGTCGGTGCCGTACTTCGCCTTGTTCCTGAGCCACGACGCCACCCGGCGGAGCACGCTCTGGTACTTGTGGCCGTTCTGGGCGACCTCGAAGTCCTTCTCATCCTCCGGCAGGCGGAAGTGCAGGCTCGCGGATGGCATCAGTCATCCCCCAGATGCTTGCGGGTGTAGGCCACCATCTCGAGCGAGTAGACGGCGAGCGCCTCGCGGATCATGTAGATGGAGAACGCCATGCCCTTCTGGTCGTCGACGTTGCATTCGCCGGCGACGCCGTCGAGGTAGTCCATGAGCGAGCGAATCGTCCTCTGGGCGGCTAGCATCCGCCGCATGAGGTCGAGTCGCTCGTCCTCGGTCATGCCCGCGCCCATTCGTCGCCCTTCTTCTCGAAAAGGGTCGGATGAAGGCACGCCCGCCGTGCCACGAGCAGCATGTGCGGGTGGAAGACGGCGACGTTCGCACCGTTTTCGTGGAGCACGCCCGCCGCGAGTCCGGCGGCGCACCACGCGGCGATGCCGCGGCCACGATACTCCGGCGCCACGAACGCCTCGAGCGTGTCGTGAACCGTCGCGTCCCACGCATACGCAGGACCGCCTTGGTCGAGGAAGACAGGGTTCGTCCGTTCGGTCCACGACTCCGTCCGGCACCACCCGACGATCTCGCCGTGGTCGCTCGCGATCGCGATGTGCCCGTCGGCCTCCTCCGGCTTCAGCCCGCGGAGCCACGCGCCCAACTTCCTCTGGAAGTCGCTGCCCGGCTTCGTGAGGCGGTCGCGCAGCCACTCCGCGGCGTGTTCGGGGAGTTGTGTCGCTGGGTGGATTAGGCAGTGCATTGGGTCGCTCCCGGCGGACTTGGCATGGCGGTCCACACGATCGGCGGATAGATCGAACGCTCCGTGTCGATCTGCACCCACTGCCCAGTGAAGCGGCTGATCTGGCACTCGTATGACCTCTGGCCGCCGCAGTGTGCCAAAACTGGTACACCCGGCTCCGGCTTCACGTCGGCTGCCGAATACCACTTCGGGACGTCGTCCACGAAGGCACGGGCCGCCTTGATCAGGGCAGCCGCCTCAGCGGCGTAGACCACGAATTCCGTTTTGTCCACGCCGAAGCGCTCGTAGGCGTCGGCGAGCACGTCGAGTCCGTAGAGGACGTCTTCGCGGGTGAGGCGGTGGGTGGTGTGGGGCATTGGACTTTTACCTGCTTCCGAACTTCCTCCCAGACCTCAACGCAGAACGGAGAAACACGCCGAACTGCCCCTCCACGTAAGCGCACTGGCCGTTTAGGTAGATTCTCAATTTTCCGTCCATTCCAACATGAGCATGCCCAATTCTCTCGCTAGACATCACTGACTGAACGGCTTCTTGAACCCTGTCCAGAGGAAAGATCACGCAGAACTTCGGCCTCACAGAAAGGCCGCCATCGCATGAATACTGACACCTCATATAGTCAAGAGCCTGTGATATCACTGGCCCCAACTTTACGCCCGATCGCTTCACCTCGACGCCGATCGGGCCGACTGACCAACCGGCAGAAATTAGCGGCTCCTTCGGCCACAAGATGTAGTCGATGCGAACGGTCGTTGCGCGGCACTCTTGCTTTGGGTGAACAACTTCACCGACGACCTCCTGCTCGACCGACCAGTGATCGTCGATTATGTGCCGCAGGAGTTCAGACTTGGCGTGGTCTTCTGTTTCATACCCGCCTGTTGTCTCGTTTGCCCGCCATGCGTCCCACGGCGACAGCGTGCTTCGATCTGGGTCCCGAAGAAGACGATACCCGCAGTTGTCAAAGTCGTTTGCGCTCGCACTCACCCCATCACCCTCACCTTCCTCCGCGACTCCCGAACCCTGTCACTCCACGATGCCTGAAACCGCAGGCACTCGCGTGTGATCTGCTCCTCGGTCGGATCGCCCAACTGTCGCTCGCCGTCGCCGTACACCGGGCGGTCGCGGACGACGCCGCAGTTCATGCACGACTTGCACCACGCGGCAAGGCCGTCGGGCTTCGTCGAGTCCTTGTAGAACTTGCGGGCCTCAAGGTGCTTCCTGCATTCGGGGCAGCGTTTGTAGGTGGGGGTCATTTGGAGAACCTCACATACAGCGGCCCGTTCTCGCCCACATACGCACCGAGCGTGTTGAACGACAGGTACTCGTCGGCTTCCTCCGGCGTCATGCCATCGCGCTCGACCAGCACGTCAACGCACTTGTCGATGTCGTAGACCGCGACGTGCGGGTGGTGGTGGTTCACCGTGTATCCCACGAGGGCCGCCTCGAGGCCGTCGGCGAGAAGGGCGTCTGGGTTGAGTTCGGCGAGGTTTTCGAGGGTGCTCACTCCACCATCCCCCTCACCTGCTCAATCCACTCGGAGAACAGCGACACGTCGGTGTGCGCACTCTCTTCGCCCTCGCGGCTGCGGAGTGGTCCGGTGCCGTCGCGCATCGTGAACGAGTGGATGCCGGCGATCCGGGCGTCCGGGCCGGAGCCGGTGAAGAGCGGGCCGCCGGAGTCCCCCGGGGCGATCCCGAACTCACGGGAACTCGACCGCCTGTTGATCCCGCAGATCAGGAGCGTCCGCTCCCGCCTTTTGATCGTGTTGGTTCCAGCACGCAGCAGGCCGTCCGATCGGGAGTAGCCTCCCGAAATCGGCCCGGTCGCGCCGTAGCCGGCCAGCGAGCACACGGTGCCCTCGTTGTCCGCTTCTGTCGCGTAGCACGGGTAGTGGTCGAGGCCGAAGTCGCCTTTGCACCGCAGGATCGCAAGGTCGTGCCACCCGATGTTCGCCTCGTCGAACTTCGGGTGGACGAAGACAGTCGTGACCGGGTTGCCGCCGACCGCCACCGTCATGGCCTCGTTCACGACGTGGGCAGCGGTCATTGCCAGATGCGGGGCGAACACTACGCAGGTGCCGATCGCCAGACGTCCAGACGGCTCGACCACCTCGCACTTTCTGACGTAGGGGGCAAAGGAGGCGCCGTACTTCACGTACACGGAGTCAGGCACGGAGTCGTCGATCGTGCCGGCGGCTGCGGCCGATGCGAGAGCGGCGAATGCGAGCGTCGATCTCACGCTTCCCTCCGCTCGAACTGGTAGTACATGAGTTCGTCCTCGCCGGCGGTCCATTTCCAGCCGGCGGCCTCGCAGGAGAACTCCCGCGAGAAGACCTCCCACCGCTCGTGCCCGGCGAGCGGCCTGCCGATGAACGCACCGCCGTCGTGCCAGACGACGCGGTTGTTCGGCTGGCAGGCCAGCCTGCCGCAGTCGAGGGCGATGACGTGCCCGCACTTGTGCCCGGCGGCCATCTCCGCGTAGCCGGTCTGGTGATCAGGCCCGTGGCACCAGTCGATCGTGAAGAGATACCGACCGCTCTCGGTCGACTTGTCCTTCATGACGACCGTGCATTTCGCGTTCTTCAGATAGTCGTGCCTGACGACGCTGAAGTACGGCGAGAAGCAGTCCCACAATTGCAGCCAGTCCAGCGGGTGATCCCGCCGGATCGACTCCGGCACGTCCATCCGCAGGTAGTGGATCGGCACCCTCGCGTGCTGGCTGCCCATCTCGCTCATCACGGAGAACATCAGGCACCGCCTCGGAATGCTGGTCACGCCGAAGACCTCGACCAACAGGCCGTCTTCGCCAGTTGGCAACGAGTCGTGCAGGAAGCCCGAGTCGAGCCACGCCCAGAACGGAGGGGTGTCCGCATTCAGATACATCGCTGCTTCTTCTCAAGCCAATCGGCCGCCTTGACGAGCCACGCGGCGGTCTGCCGGAGCAGGTCGACGCGCTCGCTGAAATCGAGGTCGCCTTCACGCGGCGGGATCGTATCGATCCGCAGGTCGACGTATGGCCTCGTGCATTCATCCTCGATGCACTGGAGGCAGAACTGATCCTCGTCGACCACGAGGGCTGCGGGTGCCACTTCCTTTGGCATGATCGTCACTCCATGTATCGCAGGAGGCTCAGGTACGTCGCGGCTCCTGCCGCCACGAGGATCACGAAGACGTTCGCCCACACGTCCATCACGGCTTCTCCGCGACGGCGGGCTTTGGCGCGACCAACTCCTCGCGGAGGACAGTCGTGTCCCGCGGGGCGATGACGCCGATGCGGACGCGGCCTTGCTCTACGCCGCGCACCTCGATGACGACGTCCTTGCCGATCAGTATCCGCTCGCCAATTCGTCTGGTCAGGCACAGCACTGGAGGCTCCTTCCTCGGTTGTGTTGGGCAGAAGACTAGCAGGACGCCGGATTCTGTGCAAGCCATGTTTGGCACGCTTCTCTTGCCGCAGAGTCCTTGTGGTTTTTGGCCGCGTATTCGCAGTATTCCCGCCATCTTGGTTGACCAGCGGCTTCCGCGATCACCATCCCCTGAAACCGGCCGCTTGAGAACGCGAATGCTTTGTGCTCGCGTGTCGTCTCCTGCTCAGGCTCCGGCTCTTCGCGGGCGTCGATCCACTGCCCGGTCCCGCAGTAGCAGCACTCGATACGCCACTGGTCTCGGCACTTGTCCGTCACGTCGTGGCACGCCCCTTGACAGTTCTGGTCAAGGCACACGACGTCGCCGTCGAGCCGTCCCAGAAACGAGACCGCCCGCCGAACCGTCGGCATGAACGTCACCTTGGCCTCTTCCGGCGCATCCGCCTTTTTGGCCGCGGCCTTTCTGGTCTTCTTCCTCCGCGGCTCGTCGGTGGGCGAGATGTCGAAAAGCAGGCTCATAGTGGCAACCTCATCTTGTAGTCGGCCGCTTGCTCAGTCCCCACGATCAGCCGCCGGCGTGCCCTCGTGACGCCTACGTACTCGATCCTTCGCTCCTCGTCGTGCTGGCCCGCGTCGATTCCTTGGGCCTCTGCGATCCGCCGGCTGATAGTCGTCGACAGCACGACTGTGTCGGCCTCCATGCCTTTTGCCGCGTGAATCGTGCCGATCCGTATCGCCGGCTTGCTGGCGAGTTCCGCTCCGTACTTCTTCGCCGCGGTCCTCCACCGCTCCGCCCCGGTGAAAAGCCCGCCCCATTCGCCCTTTCGCAGCCTGTCAGCGAACTCCGGCTTCATGCCGGCGTCCTCGAGGTCGCCCGGGAGCACGACCTCCCAACGTCTGAGCGTTTCCTCACGCTCCCACGTCTTTTTTGTGCCACGGGCCATGTTTTTGCCGTCGTTGCTCGGCATGAGGTCGACCGCCGCCGCGAAGTCCTCCGGCGAGCAGTGCTCGCCGTGCTCGATCGACCACAAAGCGCCGACGGCCCGGTAGAACTTCGTCTGCTCCTTGGCCTTGAGTTTCGCGAACGGCAGGCCCGCCTTCGCCAAGGCTTCCGCCCAGATGTCGAGCGTGTAGTTGCAGCGGGCCACGACCAGCGTCTGGTCGGTCGGCGTCAGCGACCGGACGATGCTCTCCGCGTACCCACCGCGGACGACCTCGCCCTCGTGGTCGGCTGGAGCGATCCCGCGATCCCAGTAGCCGTTCCGCATCTTCTTCAGGCACGCCTCGCCCAGTGCCAGCACCGGGGCCGGGCATCTCCACGTCTTCTGCATGACCCGCTCTTTGTCGGCCTTCCAACCCATGAAAAACCGCGAGTCGCTCCCTCCGAAGCCGAAGATGGACTGCATTGGGTCTCCGCCGAGGTACACCCACTGCACCAGCGGTCCCGAGGCGAGCCGGCGGCAGCATCGATCGACCAGCGCGGATGCGTCCTGCTGCTCGTCCATGACCCACGCCTTGACGCTCGGAGGCAGTTCGCCCTCCGGGTCCGTCTCCTCCCAGCCATCCGGCGAGAACCTGATCCCACCGAACCTCGCGAGGAGGTCGGTGAAGTCGAAGCGGTTCTCCAGCCGCTTCGCCATCTCGTACTTCTCGATGTACTGCTTGCAGGTCGAGAACGACGGCACCTCCTCGCCCATTCGTGCCGACCGCAGGATTGTGTCCTTCAGTGGTTCAAGACGCGACCGGGCCTGCTCCCACACGTTCAGCGCGGCGGCGGCCGACCGCTCTCCCGTGAACCGCGTGTAGCCGGAGTCGTCGTCGATGATCGACCGCACGTTGACCCCTAAAGCCCCTGCGATCCACTCAGACGACTTGTTCCCGTCGTCCAGCATCTCCCCCTTCTTCACGCCCAACTGCCTGTAGGCGATGCTGTGGACGGTCCTGAACCACCCGTCCTGCGACAGTGTCTCCGACGGCACGCCCCACGCGGCGCTGGCCCTGCCGACCGCCTCGGCCCGGGCGGCCCTCGTGAAACTGGTGAACCCGATGGCGAAAGGGCTACCGCCCAAGGCGTTTTTGGCTCCCTCCATGACCCTCAAAAGTTCCGTCGTCTTTCCCGTGCCTGCCCCGCCTACCAATCTTGCCACCTGCATGACCACTTCTCCAAAGGGTGTCAGAAAACGTGGATCACGCAAGTCCTTGCCGACAAACGACTTGCGAAGCAAAAACCACGTTTCCACGTTTCCATCAGTTTTTTTCGATTCTCAAAGGGACTTCCTCGTGAATAGAAAAGGCCGTCTCGCTCTCGGCCCCGAATTCACCTGCCGCCAGACGCTCTAGGACGCGGATGTGCTGGCTTGTGAACCGGACGAACCGGCGGCTGCTGTCGCCCTCTCCGGCCGATCTGGAGGCCGGCAGGCTCTTCTGGCCGACACCTGCCAGAACCATCTTCTTGATGGTCAGGATGTCGCCGTCCTCGAGTTTCCTCCGGCCGCGGTCGACCATCTCCCACGCCTTCATCCAGCCAAACCACAACTCCCAGACTCCGTCGCGGCCACGGACCCACGCCGGCATCCCCGTGACGTCCGGGCTGCCGCTCTCCTCGGCGTCGTCGTCCGGCTTGGGGGTCATCATTAGGACGTCGAGCAGCCAGCCGGCGACCGTCGCGAATCGGCAGTTCTCCGCTGTAGCCGGCTCTTGGGTGGACTCGTCCATCAGTTTCGCCTTGAGGCCGCGGACGGCCGGCTTCCCCTTCTTCTTCCCCTGCCCGTTCCAGATCGTGAACCACTCCTCCGGCACCTCGTCCACGATGACGGTGTGCGTCGATTCGAGGATCGCTTGGGCGACCTTCGCCGCCGACCGGAACACTTCCACGCTGAGTGGCACGGAGACCTTCACCGTCTTCTGCTCGTCGCCGACCTCCCTGAACACCGGAACCGTGAGCGAGTACCTGACCGGGTCGCCGTGGATCACCTTCAGATGCCACTGGCCGGGCCACCACTGCTCGCCGTCGTACCGCAGGCCGGTGAACGTGAACGGCAGGTCTTTCTTGGTGTCCTCCGTCGGCTCCTCGGCCCCCTTCTCGAGCCGCTCCGCCACAGCCTTAGCCTTCTCGGCCTCATCCGCGACGCCTTGAGCGCGCTTCCGCGTCGCCCACTGCAACTCGTGCCGGAAGATGTTCTCGATCTCTTCCTCGCCCTTCGGCGGATTGCACTTGGTCGTGTTGATCGCCTTGATCAACTCCAAGACATCCTGCTGCTCGACAGGGTCGTGGACGTTGACCATGTTGATGCACTGTCGCGCCGCAAACCTAACGAGCGAGTGGTGCCGGTCTCCCTCGCCGGCCGGCTTGTAGAGGATCATGTTCGCCGACGGCTGTCGCTCGCCGCCGTCTTCGCCGGCGTCGTTGACGATCGCGACGAGCAGTTCCTTCGGCAGTTCGGCGACTTCGCAGTCCTCTGGACTCATCCCGTTGACCCACGAGTAAGACGCACCGCTGGCGTGGGCGCTCGGCGGCATGATCGACTGCGCTCCGCGGGCGCCTCCGCCGATGCGAATCTCGAGGCCGGAGAGTTTGTGGACGGCCTTCTGCGGCAGCCGGCGGTCCCACTTGAAGAGCCGGTGCGTCGATCGCTTCGACGTGAACGTCGGCGTGTACGCCTTGTCGATCCCGAACCGCTCGGCCGTCTTCCGGCCCTGCTCGGTGTCGAACTCGATGTCGATGATGCCGCTCTTCTCGCCCAGTTGGACGCCGACGTTGTAGTTCTTCGAGCCGTCGAACCAGTGGCCCAACTCGTCCTCGTCGATCGTGGCCTTGTGCTGCCATGCGTTCAGCACCGGGTGCTTACCCGGAGTCGCGCACTCCGGGTTCCGGCAGGTGCATTTGTCACCGTCTGATCCGTGGCACGGCACGACGTACCATCCCCGCGCCGCGTACTGGGCGGCCCACTTGAACTTGGTGTCGCTCATCAAATCACTCCTTTGATTGATCGCTTCTCCAACTCTTCTGATTTTCTTCCGGCGTAACCAACCGGAGGCGGCAGTGCGATTGGTGGTAAAGAACCCAAGCGTTCTCAAACTCCTCGTCTGCCAGCACCCAGCCGCCGAGGTCGTCCTGCTTGAGCGGAATGCTCTCTGCCGGCGAGGGCCAGCCGGCCAGAAAGTCGTCCCGAAGTTTCGCGAACGTCAGCGGGCGGACGTGATCGACTTGGCATGTATCCCAAGTGATCGGCTTTCCGCTGATGTCGCTGGTCAGCGACGACGACGAGGCAAATCGCAGCCTCTTGTAGGCCCGAATGTCACGGTCGACCGCCACCCGCATCCCGTGCTTCAGCCAACTCGACCGCTTCCTGAATCCGGTGCAGCACTGAACCCAAGAAAACGAGATTTCCAGACCGCCACGGTAGACGACGAACGTGTGATTGCACGCCGCCTTTCGCAGGACCGCCTTGGCGGATTCGTGCCTCACCCGAACTCCGATTACCTCGTCCTCGAGGCCGGGGAGAATCTTCTCGTCCGGCATACTGTGACGCTGGCGGATCAGATTCAGCATGAAGTCGCCGCACTCGATGAGTTCGCCGTCCGCCGTGGCCGATATGGCATCGCGGCAGTACGCAGCGAGTTCTTTTAGGCTCGCGAACTCGACGCCGGCGACCGTTGTCTTTTTTCGAGCCACTGAAAAGCCTCCTTCTGGTGTGCCTTCAGTGAGTCAGTTCCAAGCCGCGAAGTTCGGCCTGTCGACAATGCTGCTCGGTGCATCGTGAACAATCGTCGTGGTACACATGCCGGTCTTTTCGTCCCACACTCGGCGAAACTCCGCGACCTGATCGCTGTCGGGGTGCATGTCCCATGACACGACAGCGCCGAACGTCTCGTCGGCCAACGAGAATGCGTCCACTCTCAGAATCGTGGACGACCCTCGCGCGTTGCCGATGAAAGTCCCGACGGCGGCGAAAACATTGGCAACGCTTGACGGGCAATCCAACTTGATTCGCATGATCATGTTTCGATTCCTTGTTGTTGAAGAACAGATAAAACCCCCCGCCGCCCCGACCTCTCGATCGGGGCGACGGGTCAGGTTCGCCCGCCGGCGTGGTGGAATACGACACCAGAGGCTCGGTCAGACTTCCGGTCGGTTACGACGCCACCGCCGGCTGGGCGGCCGGCTCGTCGCGACGATGACGACGAGTGCGCCGCCGGCCCGGCGGGATGCACTACTCGTCGCTCTCGACAACCTCGGCGGCCACGGCGCCGCCGCTGAACGTCGTGAACATCCGCGTCAGCGACTCCGTGTAGAGGCGGCGAGCGACCTCGCCCTCCTCCTCGGAGATCGTGCCCACGAGCCGCGGGACGATCTGGGAGTACGGCTGGCCGCCGGCACCCTTCGCCTTCGCGAGTTTCAGCCCCACGACGCACTCGTAGTGGAAGGCCGGCAGCCGCTTCCTGAACGGCAGCCACGACGGCAGCGACCCCGGCCCGACGGTCACGAGGACCGGCCAGACGTCGCCCTGCCGCAGGATCGCGAGGATGCGGGACTCCTTCACCCGCTTCGCCCCGCCCTTGCTCGAGCCGAACCCGAACTCCGGGGAGATCGAGATCGCCGCCCAGTCGTAGAGCCGATCGCCGATGCGATACTTCTCCAGCGCCGCCGGCGAAATCTCACTCCCGAGATCGTCCGAGAGACGTCGAGCGACGATGAGGTCACGCGACTCGAGGATCGGACGCTGCTCGCTGGGGTCGAGCGACGGCCACAGGTAGCCGCGCTTCCCCTCGCCGACGAGCAGTCCCTTCAGTTCATCGGTGCTCTCGGTGTTCCCGTCGACATCGATCTGCCACGTCGTCGATCCGCCGAGCGGAGTCTTCACGCGGACCAAATCCATCTCCCGCATCTGCTCACCATCCAGATTGCTCTGGATGATGCGTGCCTGCCGACTGTTCGGTTGCAGGCAAGGGTAGGCAACCTCGGTGGTCGCCGTCGCAATCGCTGTGGTAGCCATGTGTGGCATACTCCTTTCGTGTAGATCAGCCCATCAACCTCTGCGTCACCCGACCGTCGTGTGCCGCAGTTTCGGCGATACGAACTCGCCGACGACTCCCTCGAACTCCGTCCCAGCCGAGTAGGGCAGGCTGGGGTCCGTCCCAGCCTCTCGTGCCCTCTCGGTCAGCAAAGCCTTGAGCCTTGCCGTGTTCACCTGCGTGACCGCCTCCAGCAGCCCCGCCGATCGGGCGGCTTCCATCACCGCCTCCTTTCGCGCCTCCGGCGCAGAGAACGAGTGTGTCCACTCGATTCTCCAACTCCTCCCTGCGGCTCGAACTCCGTCGAGCCGTTGTCCCTGAAACTCCTCGATCGCGATCGACTCGTAGTGGTCGCGCCTTTTCTTGAGCGCGTCGATCTGGTCGTTGAGCGCGGCAACCTGCCTGTCGATTGCCGTGATCTCAGCGAGCGCCGTTTGCAGTGCCGGCGCGTCGTTCGTATCCGTCGATGATGTCACTGAGCACCTCCCTTCGATCCCTCAGAGCCTCGTACACGCGACCGTCCACCGTGGACCGGCCGTCAATCGTCGCCACCAGATGCCAAACACTCACCTTGCGTTCCTGCCCGGGGCGATGCAGGCGCGCAACCGCCTGAAGGTATTCAGCCAGTGAGTAGCCTAGCGAGAAGAACACCGCGAATCGTGCCCGCGTCAGATCGATCCCGATGCCGCCGGACTGAATCTGCACGATGAGCACGTTCGTCTTCCCGGCCTGCCAGTCGGCGAGATCGTCCGCGGAGCCGCTGAGTTCGCCCCACGATCGCTTGAGCCGGTCGCACGCGGCCCGAGCCGCCACGATGTCGCTCCTGAAGCGACAGAACACGACCCACGGCTCGTCTGCGGGGGAATCCCCCAGCATATCTTCCAAGACTCCGGCCTTGGCTGGGTCCGCGACAATCTCTTTCGCGACGCTCTCGCCGTCATACGTCACCGCACCACCGCAAACCTGTTGCAGCCGTAGCAGTTGGACGAGCGCGTTCGCCGGCGTGATCGTGCCTTGCTCGAGCACGGCGCAGAACTCCCGCTCGATCTCGCGGTAGACCTTCGCCTCCTGCGGCGACAGGTCGCACGGGAGGTCGATGAATTGTATTTGTGGGAGGTCTAGAACATCAGCGGCGACTGCACGATGCGTCGTGGCGGCCACGCGGCGATGAGCGTCGTCGAGGTTCTTGTAGCCGACGATGAAGTTCTGGCCCGCGGCGACGACTGCGTACCGGGCCTTGTGCAGCGTGTACGTCGTGCCGAACGTCTGGCATTCAGGACTCTCGACGGCTCGCCAGATGCCGTAGCAGTCGAGCACCGAGTGCGGAATCATCGTGCCGGAGAGTCCGATCTTCACGGCTGCCGCGTTCTTCTTGCAGACGCGACTGGCCCAGCGGCTCGCTGCTCCTGACGGACTCTTGAGCCGATGCACCTCGTCCCAGACGATCGCCGACCACGGCGTCTTTTCGAGGATCGGCATCCGCCACGCGGTCTCGTAGTTGACGACGAAGACCACGGGTGTCCTGTCGGCGAGCGCGGCCTCGACCTGCTTGACCTTCTGGGCCGAGGTGCCCTTCGTCAGCGGCACGACGCGAACGTCAGGCCACCAGAGGCCGCACTGCTTTACCCACGCCGCGATCACGGCTTTCGGGCAAGAGACGAGGACGGCGAAACCGCCGCGATCGCCGCGAGCCATGCGGCGATTGAGAATCTCGATCGCGGTGCGGGTCTTCCCGCAGCCCATCTCGTGGTGCAATAGAACCGCCGTGCGGTCCTCGCTCCATTTGATTGCGTCGCGCTGATGCGACCACAGGCCGTCCATGCCGCTCCTCCTTGGCGGGCGGCATGGTACGCGGCTGCTAGGCGTCCCGTCAAGAGAAATCCCGAGGTCGCCCCACCTTCCCGCCGGCGTGCTGCTGCTGCCTCACGATCTTCGCGTTTTCGAGGCAGGACTTCCGCGAGCAGATGTAGACCGCCCGGTGCCGCGTGATGACTTGATCGCGTGAGTGGAGCCTGCGGCCGACGATGTCGCCGGCCTTGATCATCCGTGGGACGAACGACGGGTGGACTCCGAGGATGCCGGCGGCCTCGCGGATGCCGATGGCGTCGCCGAACGCGATCGGCTCGTCGATCGCCGCGAGTTTGCGGATCATCGGCTCACGAAGGTGAATCCATGCCCGCGGCCGGCGGTCGTTGGTGCCGCCGCGTGCCTGCACCCGCTCGTCGTACTCGCGGTAGTTCGCGTCGCACTCCGTGCCGTTGAAGACGACGAACGCACGCTGCCCCGTGCCGGCGCCTTCCATTTCGCTGGCCGACAACCAGCCCTTCGACAGCATCCTCGCCGGCACGGACCAGTGCAGGCCCATGATGGCGGCGGCCTCGTGCGGGCCGATGGCCTGATTCACGGCCTGCCTGATCTCGCTATCCGTCAGTCGTCTAGCCATCGATCGCATCCTCTACGTGTCCGGCGGCGAACTGCTGCCGGTTGGGTGGATTTTGACGGCTGGGAAGGGGGTTGGCAAACTCCGGTTGACAAGATGCAATGGAGGCGGCAACACTCTAACTCCCGAGGCGGCTGGACACACCCTCAGAAACGCGAAAGGAGTCGAGAAATGCCCATCCAACGTGCCTATATCGCGGTGATTTCGTGGATCGACGGCGACGTCGAGGACGCCGATGAACTCAGGGTCTTCGCGGAATCGGCCGAGCAGGCCAAAACGCTCGCAAGGGAAATCTGGCTCCGGGCCAAGGCGCCCCGGTGGCCGACGTGCCGGATCACCTCGGTGGAGGCTTTCCCGCCGACGAGACTTTCGACCCTTGCGTGATCGAATGGGTGGTGGCACCCTCCGCCGTGAGGCTGCAACATGACACACACTCTACGATCTGTACTCCACGATCTGTACGTGCCGCTTAGGTCGCTCTGCCCAAGAAGCGTCGAGAACTACGAATTCACGATTCGTGCGTTCTCGGCGTTTCTTGGGCGTGAGGCGACCTTGGACGACCTCGACGAACTGACCGTCGCGAGGTACTTGACCCATCGCGTCAAGGAGCGTGCGATCGCCACGGCCGCGAAGGATCGGGCACAGTTGCGCGCACTCCACGAGTTCAGCGTTCGCCGCAAACTCTGCGACCACTGGCCTCAGTATCCGCCGATCCGCGTGCCAGACCGCGTGCCGGAGGCGTGGTTCTCCGGCGAGATGCAGAGGCTCCTTGACGCTGCTGGTCAAGAGAAGACGGTGCTCGACGGCATTCCCGGCGGCCTATGGTGGCGGGCGCTCCTGCTTCTGGCCTACGACACGGCCGAGCGTGCGACCGCTCTGACGAGCCTCCGCTGGCGGAACGTCCGAGGCTCCTCAGTTCTGTTCATGGCCGAGGACCGCAAGGGACGTCGCCGCGACATCCTCCGCGAGATCGGCGAGGACACTCTGGCTGCTCTTGAAGCGATCCGTGGCGACCGCGGGCCGGACGACCTCGTGTTCCCGTGGCCGCGGACGCGGACCTACCTCTGGCGGCGGCTCGAGATCATCCTCGAGCGAGCGGGCCTGCCGCACGGCCGGCGGGACAAGTTCCACAGGATTCGCCGGACGACCGCGTCCTACTACGAGGCCGCAGGCGGCTCGGCCCAGCGGCTCCTCGACCACTCCGACCCGGCGACGACGCGGAGATACATCGACCCGCGGATCGTAAGGCCGCAGGCGGCGCCGGAATTGATCCCGAGGGTGTCGTGACCGACATCGTGACACGCCTGCGCCGGTGGACGCACGCCGTGAACGCTGCGCCGGCGAGCGACCTGATGGACGAGGCTGCACGCGAGATTGAGCGGCTGCGGCTCACCGACGCGGAGCGGGAGGCGCTGTCGTCTGTGCTGGTCAGGTTGTGCTGTGACATGACGACTGATGACAGGCGCACGCTTGTGGGTGTTCTGGAACGGTTGGCGTGAGAACGCCAGCGATCAGCGGCCCGCGACCGCTGACGAAACTACAACCAGACGGCGGCATCGCGGGTCCGCTGCATCGCGTGGTTATGCCATCACACAGAGGAGCGATTCATGTTTGAACGAGACAGCACGCCGAGCCTTCTTATCGGAAAGACTCTGGAGAGCATCGAAGTCAACGGGCAGCCGGGCGACGAGATGCTTTTCGTCTGCACAGACGGGGAGGCGTTTCGGGCCTACCACATGCAGGACTGCTGCGAGTCGGTGTCGATCCATGACACCAAAGGAATGCTCTGTGACCTGATCGGCTCGCCAATCGTAGAGGCCAGCGAAGAATCGGAGAGCGACGAGTGGCCTGCCGACGTTGAGAAGCCGAAGTACACCGAGTCGTTCACATGGACGACGCATCGGTTCAAGACGCAGGCTGGGGCGGAAGTTGTGGTGCGATGGCTTGGGGAATCAAACGGCTACTACGGCGAGGGCGTCTACTTCCAGCGGACGCACAAGCCTGTCGATGGATTTGTGGCATAACTTGTGTTTATACGGTCCGTATAACCCGCCGCTTCCGTGTATCACGCCGCCCCACTCATACGCAAGACTCAGCGCAAAACGACTGATTGCCAATATGATCGGAACGTCGGCGATCAGACGACGCACCCGCTCGTCGCCCGCCACCACGCCACGGTCTCCGCGATCCCTTCTCGCAGCGTGACCTGCGGCTCCCACCCGAGCACCTCGCGTGCCCTCGTGGCATCGACCGCACGGCGTGGCTGGCCGTCCGGCTTTGACGAGTCCCAGCGGATCGTGCCGTGGTACTCGCACTCGCAGGCGATCAGTTCGGCGAGTTCTCGCATCGTCACCTCGCCGCCGCCTCCGAGATTGACCGGCTCCGGCGTCTCGATGCGTTCTGCGGCACGGAGAATCCCTTCGGCCGCGTCGGAGACGTGCAGGAACTCCCGGCTGGCCGACCCAGTCCCCCAGAGCGTGACGTCGCCGGCTGCGCAGAAGCGCCGGATCATGGCTGGGATGACGTGGCTGGACGCCGGGTCGAAATTGTCGCCCGGGCCGTAGAGGTTCGTCGGGATCACGACGGCCCCTTCCATGCCGTACTGGGCGTGGTACTGCCGTAAGAGTTCGTAGACGGCTCTCTTCGCCACGCCGTAGCCCGCGTTCGTCGCCTCCGGGTAGCCGTTCCAGAGGTCTTCCTCCTTGAATGGAACCGGAGGCGAGAGCGGATACGAGCAGACCGTCCCGACGACGACCATGCGGCGGCACTCGTGCAGCCGTGCGGACTCGACGACGTTCAGGCCCATCGCGAGGTTCGCGTAGGTGAACCGCCCCGGCGTCCGCATATTGGCGCCGATGCCGCCGACCTCCGCGGCCAGATGCAAGACGACGTCCGGCCGGCAGGCGGAGAACAGTCTTGCCGTGGACCGCGGGTCGGTCAGGTCGCACACGCGACGCCGCGGCACGGTGACCTGCGTGCAACCGCGCTCCTCGAGCAGCCGGCACACGACGCGGCCGAGGAACCCTGCCCCGCCGGTGACCAGCACGCGGCAGTCAGCGAGATTGAGCGACGACATACTCCTGCCTCGCGAGTTCGATGTCAGCCTCGACCATCAGGCGAACCAGTTCGTCGGGCTGCGTCGCCGGCCGCCAGCCGAGGACTCGCGCGGCTTTCGCGGCGTCGCCGAGGAGGAAGTCGACCTCGGCGGGTCGGTAGTAGCGGAGGTCGGTCTCGACGTAGTCGCGGTAGTCCATGCCGGCTGCGGCGAACGCGGCCTCGCAGAAGGACCGCACGCTCGTCGTCACGCCGGTCGCGATGACGTAGTCGCCCGGCTCGTCCTGCTGGAGCATGAGCCACATCGCCTCGACGTAGTCGCCGGCGAATCCCCAGTCCCGCATGGCGTCCATGTTGCCGAGAAAGAGTTTGTCTTGCAGGCCGTGCTTGATGCGTCCGACGGCCCGCGTGATCTTTCTGGTCACGAAGGTCTCGCCGCGGCGTGGACTTTCGTGGTTAAAGAGAATGCCGCAGGAGGCGTGGAGGCCGTAGGACTCGCGGTAGTTGACGGTGAGGTGGTGGGCGAAGGTCTTCGCGCACCCGTACGGCGATCGCGGCTTGAACGGCGTTGTCTCGTTCTGCGGCTCCGGCGACGCATTGCCGTACTGCTCGCTCGACGACGCTTGGTAGACGCGGCAGTCGGGGACCGACCGGGCTGCTTCGAGGACGTTGAGCGTGCCGAGGGCCACGCTTTCAGCCGTGTAGTGCGGCTGGTCGAACGAGACGCGAACGTGCGACTGCGCCGCCAAGTTGTAGATTTCGTCCGGCTCGACCTCGCGGACGATCCGCATCAGGGCGCCGCCGTCGGTGACGTCGCCGTAGTGCAGGTGGAGCGAGTCGAAGACGTGCTCGATCCGCTGGGTGCCGAACGTGCTCGAGCGGCGGACGACGCCGTGGACGTCGTAGCCCTTGGCTAGCAGGAACTCTGCTAGATAGGAGCCGTCCTGCCCGGTGATCCCGGTTATGAGTGCTGTAGGCATGGCGGCATTGTAGCGTGTTGCCGCCTACGGATCGCGTGATCGCCAGAATGCCCACACCCCTGCCACGAGCGGCGGCAGCCAGATGACCCACGCCTGCGGCACCTGCCAGCCGAGCGATCCACTCGCCACGATCGCGAGGACGCCGACGATGCCCCCTGCAACCCGCCAGCCGCACGCTGACAGGACGGCCGCGACGAGTCCGAGGAGGAGCACGGTGCCGACGATCGCCGCGACAAGGAACGCGAGGGACTCCATCTCACTCGCCCGCCGCCACCACGCCCTGCTCGATGCCCACCTTGCCGACATACGCCATCAGCGCCCCCACCGCCGCCGCGAGGTCGGGATCGGAGTCGGCTCCCGCGAGCAGGTCGCGGACGTGGAGCCGCACCGGCTCGGCTGGGGCCTCCTCAACGCCCGTCTCGGTGCTGCGGAATCGGACGAGCGTCACGCGGGCCTCTGCTTCGCCGCCTGTCGGGCTGGAGACTACGATCTCGCGGACCCACAGGCGGTCGTACGTCGCTGCGTAAGACAACGGCTCGGCGGCGTACAGCGTCGGGATGTCAGCCATTGATCCTCTCCTCTAGTGCGGCGATGCGTGCTTCCAGTTGCTGGATGTACCGCAGCATCGGCGTGATGAGTTTGCTGTACGTGACGCCTCGCAGTTGCGGCTCGCCGTCCACGTCGTCGTAGAAACACAACTCCGGCAGCACCGCTTCCACGTCCTCCGCGATCAGACCGTAGTCCGTGACGCCGTCGGCCTCGTCGCTGTACGTGCCGTCGGCGTTGCGCTTGCGGTAGCGGTACGAGACAGGCGCGAGCGCGGAAAGCCATGACACGTCGTCCAGCGTGACGATGTCGGTCTTGCTCTCACGGATGGAGGAGACGTAGCCAAGTTTGCCAGCGGAGTCGATGAACAGATCGCGGTTGGTCGCTCCGACAGTGTCTTCGTACACGTCAGGCATCGTCACCACGCCGTCAGTGGCAATACGCATCCGCTCTGCGTTTGCTGTGCCGAAGACGATTGCATACGAATCGTAGTCGTAGAAATAGTTTGTGCCGTCGGACCACTTTCCCAAGATCAAGCCGTCTGTAGATGTCGCTCCGGTTTCGGCGTTTGTCAGATGAAATATCGCCGCTCGCGACGCGGTGGAGTTGTGGATGTGCAGGACTGTGCCATTGGTGTTCACATTGGGCGACCCAGTCCCAATCCCCACATTCCCGCTCGCATCCACCCGCACCCGCTCAACTCCGTTAGTCACCGCCGTCAGAATGTTAGCGCCTCGGCGGCCAATGCCGGTGTCGGGATCGCCGTCGAAGCCATACGCCACGCTGTTCGCCGTGTCGATGTCGTCCGCGAGTATCTGCCCAGCGAACGTGGCGGTCTGGCTTGTGCCGACGGTGATAGCGGACGTTCCGCCGTTGCTCTGGATGGTGACCGTCGATCCATTGAGGATCAGCGGCTGATACGAACCGACACCTGTGTTGTCTACGCCTTCGATTCGCGTGCCGTCCGTGCTGGTATTGAACCGCACGCCTTTGGTAGCGCCGTTGACAAGAAACGATGTAGCAGAGTCACTGCTGTTGACCCGTGCGTTGCCGGTAAACGTGGGACTCGCCGTCGGCTGCACCGAGAGCGTGGTGCGCGCCGCAGGGGCATCGGCTGACGAAATCAAGGAACGACCGAGCGACGTGCAGGTGATCTCCTCCACGTCGCCAGCACCCGCAGACGAGCGACCGAGCAGGCGGTCGGTGGCGGAGACGTTTTGGATTTTGGCGTAGGTCACCGCGTCGTTCTGGAGTTTTGCCGTACCGACGGTGTTGTCTGTCGGCGTGCGGGTGTCGCTCAGGCGGGCGTCATTGCCTCGCACTGACTGGTCACCGCCGTTGCCAAAATCAACGGTTAGATATCCGTTCGCGTCGATCGCCAGTCCCGTGCTGACGATCACGGCACCGCGAAAAATCGTGCCAGCGAACGGCAGCCTGCTGGGGTCCAGCGTGCCGCTCGTCACGGCACTGGCCGCGATGGCAATGTTTGAGGAGCCTGCTGCCGTGAGGCGACCCTTCGCATCGACAGTGAACGTCCCGACGGCGGATGCACTGCCATACGATCCGGCCGTGACTGCCGTATTCGCCAGCGTCGCTGCGAACGATCCCGTGCCACTGCCGGTCACGTCACCCGTGAGCGTGATCGTCTGATCGCCTGTGTTCGTGCCGCTCGACGTGCCGCTGAACGTGCCGCTCTGCGTCGCGAGCGTTCCGAGACCGAGCGCGGTGCGTTGAGCACCGGCATCGGCTGCGGTCAGCAACGCACGCCCAGCGGTTGTCGAATCGCTGATCGCAGACGCCGTGTGCGTGTGGCTCGCAAGCGCGTAGGACTGAAACGTGAACGACTGGATGACGTTCGAGGCGTCTCGCCAGAATATGCGAGCGTCTCCGTAGTTCAGGGCTAACTCGCCGTGCAGGAGCGACGAGGGGGCCGATGCTCCCGGCGTGCCGTTGCGCTTGAGTTGGACCGGCGTTGGCATCGTCAGAAACTCCCACCATCGAGAGTCTCAAGGAACGCCACCGACGTGCCGGACGCGGAGTAGGTCAGGATGCCGTCGGTCGTGCCGCCCTGCACCGCCGTGACCGTGTCGAGCGTGTTCGACCCGAGGACGCTCCCCTTCGGCACGGTCGTGAGGCCGGTGCCGCCCTTCGTCGGCCCAATCGCGGTCGCCGACCACACGCCCGTGGTCACCGTGCCGAGCGTCGTGATCGACGTCTGGCCGGCGTAGGCCGTCGAGATGTCGATCGAGTCGGCGGCCACGCTGATCCGATCCGTCGTGCCGACGACGTTGATCGTGCTGCCATCCTTCGTGAGGCCGTCGCCGGCGGTGATCTGGCCGGCACCGGAGAACTGAGCGAACTCCAGCGACGTCGTGCCGACCGTGATGGTTCCGTTCGTGGTCAGCACCCAGCCCGTGTCCGCGTTCGTCGTGCCTTCCTCGACGAATGCGAACGCGCCCGGCGTCACCTCGGCGTCGGCGTCGAAGTCGGTGGCCCGCACCGCCGCGCCCGACGCCTGCACGACATAGATGCCGTTCTGCGAGGCCGTGTCCTGATTTTTGACGAGCACCCGGTCGCCGGTGGCGAGCGTCACGCCGTCGATCGTGTCGCCGTTCTCGAGCGCACTCGACAGGTCGATGTTCGCCGTGGTCGCGGCACGCACCGACTGCTTGACGTCGAGGCCAGCACGGGCAGCGTCGACATACGCCTTCGTTGCAGCGTCGTTGTCGTCTGTGGGGGCCGCGAGGTTCGTGATCTTCTGCGAGTTCATCGTCAGCGACGCGGTCGGCGCCGCGAACGACGTCAGGTTGTACGCCTTGACTGTGGTCTCGAGGTCGGTCACGTTCGCGGCGACGTGCGTGTGGACGGCGGACGCGGCAGACACATCGACTGACGTCAGACTGACCGTGCCGACCTTGCCGTTGACGCTGGAGACCGGCCCATAATTTGCAGCCTCGGTCGCGAAGTCAGTCACATCGGCGGCTACGTGTGTGTGGACGGCGGACGCCGCGGACACGTCAACCGACGTCAGGCTGACCGTCCCGGTCTTCCCGTTGACGCTGGAGACCGGCCCGACGAGCGACGCTGCGGTCGTGAAGTCGGTGATCTTCGTGCTGGTCAGCGACGGGATGTCGTCGGCCACGAGGAGCCGGAACGTCGGCGCCGCGTCCGGCCCTGAAATCGGCCCTGCGAGCACCTTGTTGGCCTCACGGACGGTGACGATCGAGATGAAAGCCCCGCCGCCGCCGATGGCGACCACGTTCGCGGCGTTCGTGCCGCTCGAGCCGGTGCCGATGTAGAGCGTGCCGGCACCGCCCGTGCCGGCTGCTTCGGCGTAGGCCAACTCCGCATTCAGCAGTGACTCAGGAGCGCTAGAGCCTGTGCTGCGGCGGATACGAATGCGAGCCATGCGAAGTTACCTCCATCCACTAGGTTCGATTCAGCGAAGTCGCGAAATTTGCCGTTTGCGTACCGCAGCACGTCGCCATCCGCCGGCGAGTCGATCTGCACGTCCGTCAGTTCCGTCAAAGCCGTAGCGCCGCCGGTCTCCCCGGACGGACCCTGCGGCCCGATGCCGCCGGTGACCGCCGCCGCGACGGCTCCGCTGCCGACGGTCGCCGAGACGCCGGCGCCGCTGACGGTCGCCGAAATCCGCGTTCCCGTGACGCTGGCCGTGATGCTCACCGTGCCACCTCGACGAAGCCCGAAAGTGCCGTCCGTTTCACGTCGCCCGGGGCGATCCACTCAAGCCGCCACGAGTACGTGCCGGGCTGGAGCGCCTCGGTCTGGGCCTCGGTCATCGCGACTGAGACGACGCCCGTGGAGGCGTTCGTGATCGTCGAGGTGATCGTGCCGACCGAGTTCCCTGTGATCGGCGACACGATCGACGACGACACCGTGTACCCAGACATATCGATATCGAAATCAATGGTCGTGCCGAACTGGTCCCCACGCCGGAGCGAGAGGTTCAGCGGCCCCGGCAGTTGGCTGTAGGTATTGCTCACTTTGCGCCGTCCACTGAGACCTTGTATGACCTCGCCTCTTCGGCGGCCTTGGGCTGGAGGGCATAGAGGAGCCTCGTTTGCTCCTCGATCGCACTGGCGATGTCCTTCTGCGACTCAGAGATGGTCTTCAGGAACGCAGAGTGCTGCTCCACGAGCGGGAGCAGGACGTCAGTGCGAAGGAAGTAGCCTCCGGCCACGCAAAGCAGGGTCGGCAGGCCGTACCGTTCGAGGACCGTCTTCACGACGTCGTTCATGTCTTCGCCGCTCACGGCACGCCTCGTGACGCCGCAAAAGGCAGAATGCGGCGTTATTTCATTGTATCGTTTTGAAGCCTTGACCACGCCGCATCCACGCGGCCGGCGAGGACCGACAAATCCCCATCGTTGAGCACCTCGTCGTCCACGAGGCTGGCCTCGATGCCGCGCTCGCTCGAGTGCGACCCGGCGGAGCCAGCCAACCCGGCCCCGGGCCTGACGACCCTCCAGACGTACCCACCGCGGGCATGGATCGCCTCGGCCTCGTTGTCGAACCGGACGTCCGTGATCACGGCGATTGGCGCCTCGGAGTCTTCGATCCGCTTCATGGTCGCCATCACCCAGATTTCCGGGTGGATGGTCTCGCGCCCCCACTCGGTGCCGATCGTCTGGAGGAGCCGCCGCGGGCTGGCTGGCAGCCACGGCAGGTCGCGTTCCTTGTGCCGGCGGTCCTGTAACTCCGCAATCGACATCCCGGTGATCGCCGAAATCGCCGCGTACAACGGGTCGGCGAACCCGAAGATTCCGGCCCCATGCCGTGCCGCGAGCATCTCAGCCACCGTGTTCTTGCCGCACCCAGCGGCGCCGCAGAGGCCGAGGATCATCACTTCACCCCTGCGACGTGCATGGCAGTCAGGCCGCCTTCTGGGCGGTAGAGGAAGGTTTCCATCGCACGACGGGAACCGATGAAGCCGTGCTCGGAACTCCAGTCGTCCGTGCCGCCGACGCTGGGGGCTGTTCTGACGATGACAGACTCGATGGTCTCGATCGGCCGCTGCCACTCTGCGGCCTGCGAATGGAAGTGTCCGGTGTGGTACTCGCGGTACGGGCACCTCGACCAATCGGCGGCGGCCTCGATCGCCATGATCTGCGGCAACTTCCGCTTCGCCCGGTGGCCGTGGGCGATGCCCAGCAGGTTCGCCCCGTGTGTGACGTACTGCCGGCCGGTGAACTTCATGCTCACGGCGACACGCTGGTCGTTTCGGAACCGCTCGAACAGGATGCGCTGAAAGCACCAACTGAGGGTCTCGTCGTGGTTCCCGTTCACGACGTGGACGTCGGTCGGCGTCGTCGCGGCGGACTGCTCGACGATCGACAAAAGCGCGTCGCTGCCAACCTCGATCATCTTCTGGAGCCGGCCGTCGCGTTCCAACTGCGTTCCGCTGGTGGTGGTCCCATGCGGAGAGTCGTAGTGAAAGAGGTCGCCGAGGTAGAAGATGCTCCGCCGAGCGGGCTTGTACTCGTTGCCGACGGCGATCAGTTCGTTCGACGTCTGCCGGATGACGCGGTCGGCAATGTCAAGATCGTAGTCGCCGTGTCCGGTCGTCTTCCCCCACGCATATTTGCCTACGTGAGCGTCCGCCACGACGATGACCTGCCACAGTTCTCCCTTCGGCTTCTTGTGCCTGCTCACCGGACGCTGCTTGAGGCCGACGGCCCCTGCGATCATCGCCTCCACGACCTCGCGTGTCGTCGGCCCGGCCTTTGGCTTTAGCCTCACGAAGACGCGATGCAACTCGGTGACGGTCGTCCCGCCTTTGCCGTCGCTCGTCGCGCACTCCCATTTGGTGGCTTCGGATGCCGCTACTTCATACCGCTGTAAGTCAGCCTCGATGTGCGCAAGGAGGTCTTCGACCGTCTTGATGCGGCGGCTCGTGCTGCGGGCCTCGAGCACGTCGCCTTCGCGCTTGGTCGTGACCTGCTCCGCGTCCGGGGCGGGTTCGGGCTGTGGCAGTTTGGCCGCGACTTTCGCGATCAAGTCCTCCTGAGCCATGCCTTCACTCCTTGCGGGCCGATGGTGATTCCCAGTTCGCCAAGCGTCGCCGAAATCGCCCGGCACGCCGTGATCTCCCGCTTTCCAAACCGGCCTGCAAAGTACGCATCGCGGAGCGGCAGAACCTGCTCCGCCTGTTCCGGCGTGAGCCGCTGCCACCACGGTTTGACGTGCGGCGTCGTGTCCACGCGGGACGCGACTCGTTCGATCAGGTCATCCGCTGACAACTGCTTCTCGTCCATGCTGCACCTCACGAGAGACCGTCGCACGCCATCAGGAGTGCGCTGATGTGATGCCCGACACGCTCCTCGTCCTCCGACAAGATCGCTTCCACGCCCGAACCGGCGGCATCGCAGGCTCCGGCGTGGACGCTCTCGCAGACTGCGGCGTCCTCGGCGAACACGGCCCGGTTGAAGTCCACGACCGCCCTGTTGAACACCTCGCGGCGTTCCGCCTGTGCCGGCGAGAGGTCGCCGACCTTCGTCGCGTAGACCAGCGACATGAACTCCGTTTCGCCGACGCCGGCCGGAGCGAAGAACTGGACCGATACGCTCATGCCTGCCGCGCTCGCGATCGTGCAGTGCGGGAAGACCAGTTGGTGGACGTATCCGGCAGGCTTGTACGGCCGCGAGGCGAACACGTCTTCCATCGATTCGAGCCACGCCGTCGTCTTCGCCGACAGGGGCGTCGACCACGACGAGTGCGGGCCGGCGAAGGAGAACTCGCCGCCGTTCGCGCCGAGCCGGTGGAATGTCTCCGGGTGGACGTGGCCGACGTGGTACGCCTCGAGCGTGTTCTCTACGGCGATCTTCCAGTTGCACCGCATCCAGATGCGGTTCGTGTCAAGTTGCTCGCCGCAGGCGTCGGTCATCGCGGCGATCGTCCCCCACGCATCGCCGAGCCACGCCTCCAGTTCGATCGCTTTCGTGCGGCAGACGAACACGAGATTCCCGCACCGGGCCGTCTCGTACACGGCGAGGCCGTGCTCCGCGAGGTTCACGCCGTCGAAACTGGGCCGCTTCGGCACCCGGCACGGCAGGCCGTCCGGCCCGAACTCCCAGCCGTGGTAGCCGCAGACAAGCGGGCCGGTTCCGCAGGGCTTCGTGACCAGCCTGTTGAGACGGTGCGGGCAGACGTTCAAGAACGCCTTCAGTTCTCCGCCGACGTTCTGGACGATGACCTTCCCGCGGACGACGTAGTCGCCGTCTCCGGCGATCTCGTTCGCCATGCAGACCGGCGTCCAGACGGAGTTCGCGAACGCCGTAACCTCTCGTGCGTACTGCTCATCGGAAACGTAGTAGGCGGCCGGGATCATCGTGCGGTCATGCCCCCGTCGATCGTGAGGACAGTCCCTGTCGTCCACTTCTGACGCAGGAGGTACTGAATCGCCTCGGCGACGTCCTCCGGCTCTCCGAGGCCGAGGAGGTGGTCGTCTACCACGGCCTGCCACTGCGTCGGAGACATCGTGTGCTCGAGCCGCTCCTGCATCGGCGTCCTGACGACGCCCGGGGCGACGGCGTTGACCCGGATGCTGGATGAGGCCAGTTCGACCGCCAGAGCCTTGGTCAGCCCGAGCACCGCGGCCTTCGACGCCGCGTAGGCGCTCGCGGCGGCCTGCCCGACGATCCCGGCCACGCTCGCGACGAACACGATCGCGTCGGCCCCACCGGCCCGCACGGCCGGCTGCCGGAACGCTTTCGCGACGTGCCACGCCGTGTGGTAGTTCGCCGCGATCATCTCGTCCGCCTTGGCGTGCGTCTGGTATCGCAGCGGAGTCAGTGAGTGGATGCCGGCTGCGTGGACGACGCCATCGAACTTCCCGTGGACCGCGGCGATGTCAGCGAGCACGTCGTCGGTGCGGTCGCCAAGCGACACGAGGTCGATGCTCTTCCAGCCGTGGTTGCCGGCCGGCAGTGCGTCGTGGGCTTCCCGCAGGCGGCCGTAGTCGCGGCCGAGCAGGTAGACGTCGTGGCCTACGGCTGCCAAGAGCCTCGCCGTGGCGGCCCCGATGCCGCTGGACCCTCCGGTCACGAGGTATCTCACTCGGCGACCTCCACGAGGTCGTGGAGCCTCGTCGTGGACAGGTCGGCAGCGACGGCGCAGTACGACCAGCCACCGCCGAATCCGGCCATGACAGTCTTCGCCTTGCTTCCGCAGGTCACTAGCGCCAGCGGGATCGACGCGCTCGACACGTTGCCGAAGTGCCGAACGACGCCGTCGACCCACTTCGACTCCGGCACGCCGCACTTCTCGCGTAGGTGGCGGAGCATGAACTGGTTCGGCTGGTGCGGGACGATCTGGTCGACCGTGTCCATCGTCCAGCCGGCCGCCGCGAGCGACTCGGTGACCATCATCGGCACCGTCCGCATCGCGAACTCGAAGACCTCGGCTCCGTTCATCTTCAGGCACGACGTGTCGCCGTGACCGAGCGACAGATGCTCCGCTCCGCTCCCGTCGCTGCCGAACGCGACGTGCAGCGGCGGCGCGTCGTCGTCCCGCTCAAGGATCGTGGCGCTCACCGCGTCGCCGAAGAGCGGCTCGGTCGCCCTGTCGTTCGGCGATACGACGGTCGACAGGCAGTCGCCGGCGACCAAGAGGACGCGGGGCACGCCGGCGGCCACGAGGCCAGCCGCCACCGCGAGGCCGTAGGTGTATCCGGAGCACCCTTGGTTCACGTCGAACGCGGCACACGCCGTGCCGAGGTTGAGCCGGCCGTGCAGGACGTTGGCGACCGGCGGAATCCGTTGGTCCGGCGTCTGCGTGACGACGACGATCGCCTGCACCGCCCGGCCGAGCACCTCGCGGCACGCGGCCTCGGCCAAGTCGGTGAGCGTCAGGCGGTCGACGACACGACGCTCGCGGACGCCGGTGGCGGCCTCCAGTTTCGACGCCGCGGCGCCCCAGCGAGACTGATCTCGCGCGGTCGAAGGCACGGCCACGGCGATGTCGCGGATCGCAACGCCTTGGATGCTCATTGGATTCCCACGAGCGCGGCCAAGTCGCCGACCGTCCTTGCTTCCATGAGCCGTGCGGCGCTCACGATCACGCCGTACTTCTTGTCGGCCATCGCCATGAACCCCATCGCACTCATGGAGTCCCATCCGGCAAGGTGGTTCAGGGACATCTCCGGCTGGCTGGTGCCGGCCGGCTGCTCGACCAGTTGGTCGAGCGCCTCGCAAAACTCGCTCATTGTGGTTTCCTGTAGATAACCGCCGCAGGGACTCCCATCACGGTGGATCGCTCCGGCACCTCGCGGACGACGACGCTGCCGCTACCCACGATCGACCAGTCGCCGGCATGGGCGTGCGGCAGGATGCTGGCGTGCGACCCGACGAGGACGCCCTCGCCGAGGCTCGCGTGCCCGCACATGTCGGCGTGGCTCGAGATCGAGCAGTAGTCGCCGGTCACGGTGTCGTGGCCGACGGTCGCGGCGCAGTTGACCGTCACGAAGCGCCCGATGGACGAGCCGACACTGAGTATTGCGTGGGGGCAGATCACGCAGCCCTCGCCCATCGCGGCCGGCTCGGTGACGATCGCTGTCGGGTGGACGAGCGTCCAGAATCGCGCCCCGCGGCTGCGGAGTCGCTCGCAGACAATCCGCTTGAGCGCCGGCTCGCCGATGCCGCACAGGAAGACGTCGCGAGGTGAGAATACGAGGTCGTCAGGCAGGACCGGCAGGCCGCACGCGACGCCCTCGGCCGTGTCGAGGAAGGCGTCCACGTCGATGCCGGCGTCCCGTGCCCAGCGGAGCACCTCGCGGCCGAAGCCGCCGGCGCCCACGATGTACGTGTTGCTCACGGCTGCTTGTCCTCTTGCAGGCGGTAGCCGAGGAACCAGAGGATTCTGCTCACGTCGCGGGCGCTCGCCGTGATCGTCTCCTCGCTCATCTGCGGGAAGCACACATGGAGCGCCTCGTGGATTTCGGTCTCCATGCGAGCACGGCCTTTCAGCCGCGAGTCGATCAAGACCTTCCGCACCGACGGCTCGCCGGGCTTGTTTGGGTCAGGCAGGTACGCCCACCCGGCCGCCTGCCCGCGGAGGCGGCTGTACCGCCACACCCAGCGGGCGCCTGCGATCAGGAAGTGGTGCGTCGCCGGCATGGCACATAGTATCTTTGGGAGACCTAGCGCCGGTCAAGGGAGATTTCCGCTCAGACGGCGACAAGACTTAGGGGTCTGGGAAGGCTGCCGTCGGTGGCGTGAACCCTGCCGTGTACCGAGCCACACCAATTGTCACCCGGAAATCGTCGCAATATCCGTCGACCTCTTGGCTGCCGTCTGCGGCGCCTGCCATGATGCTCATGGCGCCGCTCGTTGAAATCGTGCCAGCACTGACAGTGGTCGTCGTGCCTGCTGTTCCGTCCACAAACGTGCGGATCGTGTTGCCGTCACGCACCAACGCAATGTGGTGCCACGTCGACGTCGATACGGTCAGGTTGGGGTCAAAGTCCAATACTTGCCAAGAGGTGCCAAACGAGTCGCTGATATAGAGCCGCACGTCTCCGCCGACGTGCGTCAGCAACGCGCCGCCAATGCCTGTGTTGCTTGAGCGGTGCGCCCACAGCGTGCGGATGCCGCTCTGCAATGAGTTGAAATAAAACCACCCCTCGATTGTGAAATTACCACTGCCGACCGCAAGGCCGGCGCCGGATGCAGTCAGGTAGTCGCCAGTCCCGTCAAACGAGCCGCTTGACCCGCCGAACTTGCTTTGCGTCGTGCTGATCTGACCGCCGCCCTGCCTCGTCACCGTTTTAGGCGACCCGCTGCTGTCGGTGAACGTCGTCGATCCGTTGCTGCCGTCCATGTGCAGGAGAAGGGCGACGGAGGAAAAGTCTGGGTCCGTCGCGGCCGATGTAGGCCAAGTGCCGATTCTTCGCTGCCGCTCGACCTCGGCCAGCGTCCACATGCCACTGGCCGCCGACGCAGTCACGGTGCGGTCGAATCCGATGTATCCGCCACGGGGCCGCGACATCAGGAAAACTCCTGATATTCCGCGTCGAACGTGAGGTCGCCGGCAGCCGACGCGAAGAGGCGTATCTCGTTCCCTTCGGGGACGGCGCACGAGCCGGAGTCGTCGTAGACGCGCAGCGTCGCATCGGCTGGCACGGAAACGGTGCTGACGATCGTCGTGGCGTTCGTTCCCTGAAGCCTGAGCACGGTCACGTCCGCGGCGGTCGTCCCGTCCACGTTGCAGACGTCGAGTCGCGTGATCCGCATCACGGCAGAAGACGCGGTTTCGTTCGCGAGAACGAGCGTGGCGCTCGTGCCCGTCGAGGTTCCGATCGCACCGGAGGCGCTCTTTAGGTACACGCTCGATGCCGTTGATCCGATATTTGGCGCTGCCATTGGCTTACCTCAGAAGAAACAGGATCGCCCGCGAGCCTTCCGCCGGGCCGCCGCTGCCGCCGGCGTCGATCGTCACTTGGCTGCTGGTGTTCGTCGTGATCGTGACATTGCTTCCGGCTACGAGCGATACAAGCCCGGTTCTGCCATTGACGCTGACGACGTTCGCGACGCTCGTCAGGTCGGAGATCGCGGAGGCGACGTGTCCGTGGATGGCGGCAGCCGCCGTGATGTCGCCGATTGTCGGCAGCCTGTGAACGTGATCCTCGCGGGAGGCGTTCCCGCTGGCGCCAGCGGCGGCGACGCCCAAGTCCAGCGGCGTCGCCGCTCCAACGGTGACGCCGGACGTGCCGCCGGCGGCCTCAATGGTGATGCTGCCGGCGCCAGTGTTCTTGACGAACGACACGCCGGCGCCAGCAGAGAGGACGTCATCGACGACGCTGTACCTCGTCGCCCACGACGCCGCCGTTCCGTCGGTGGTCAGGATTCTCGTCGCGTTGGTGCCTTGGTCCGGCAGGCCGCTGCCGGATGACACGCCGATCGTGATGTTCGACCCGGAGGTCGACACCGCGATGCCGCTGCCGGCGACGATGAGTGGCAGCCCGGTGATGCCGTTCACGCTGACCACATTGGCGACGCTGGTCAGATTGACGATATCGGTCGCGTTGTGGGTGTGCGTGGCGGAAGCGGCAGACACGTCGGTCGCCACGAGCGTGACCGTACCCGTCCGGCCGTTCACGCTGCTGACGGGGCCATGCTTGGCAGACTCCGCCGCGAAGTCAGACACGTCAACGGCCGTGATCAAGATCGTGCCAGTCCTTCCGGCTACGCTTGATACTGGTCCGTACTTGGCAGCCTCACCGGAGAAGTCAGTGATGTCGGCCACGACGTGCGCGTGGCTGGCCGAGGCCGCCGAGACATCCGACGCCAAAAGTGTGACGGTCCCGGTGCGACCGTTGACGCTGCTGACGGGGCCGTATTTGGCGGCTTCTGTCGCGAAGTCCGTAATGTTTGCGACAACGTGCGTGTGACTGGCCGAGGCGGCGGAGACATCAGATGCCACAAGCGTGACCGTGCCAGTCCGGCCGTTGACGCTGCTGACGGGGCCATGTTTGGCGGCTTCCGTCGCAAAGTCCGTAATGTTCGCGGCAACGTGTGTATGGCTGGCCGAGGCGGCCGAGACGTCGGAGGCCACGAGGGTGACTGTGCCCGTCCGGCCGTT